CCCACGCTGGGCTTTGTTAGCCCGTCGACCCCGCATAGGGATCGACCCATCTCGTCTGTAGGTGAGCGCGACGAGGACGCCCTGCGCGTTCCAGATGCCCTTCCTGCAGCGGATCCCTCCGCCTAAGCAAGAAGAACTTCATCAAGGCACCCAGTCCGTCCAGAGGATCGGACGGAGCCACGGCCTTCAGTTCCACTACCCGGACCAACGGGCGGTGGAGCCTAGAGTCGTGACGCTCTGGGGCTGGACCTGTGAAGGACCAGCGGCCAAGATGGGGCGAGCCCGGGGGTAACTCCGGGAATGGGATCAACTTCGATATCAGGCCGTCGACATAGTCAACGGTCTGGTACCAGCCGCGCTCCCACATCTGATTTCGAAAGGAGACCAGACTCACCACTTCGGACGCGTCAGTCCGAGACCGAGGCAACGTACGGCGGCACTTGACGTAGCTCACGTCAGCGCCCGCGTAGTACTCGCCACCGCAAGACTCCCTGAACCGACCGGTCCAGAATGACTTACGGTGGTTGACCTTGAAGCCAAGAGCCTCAAGGACCTCGATAACGGATTGCACGTAGTCGACGGGGACAATGATGTCATCCCCGTACACACGCACTCTTGCGAGCAGCGACTCGATGTCGCCACTCGTGAGGGTTCGACCGAGCGCGCGTTGGATCCCCACGAAGGCTGCGGTGCAAAACACCATTGCCTCAACGGGAAAACACGTCGCGCTACCCATCGACGCGAACTTGGCCAGGTGCACAAGCCCTTGGCCAGGCACTTCAGCACGCGTGGACCTTGAGGCGAGCAAGGCTCGAGTGAGCCAGGCCCAACCTCTGGTCAGGTCACGCACGTGCTGAACCGAGACGCGGTCGCTCGCTTCACTCAAATCGAGTGTTGCAAAACGACCATCAACGGATCCCACAGCAGCCATGGATCTGTTTGGCTGCTGAGAAGAAGCGTCGACGAGAGCCCGATAACGATCATCACGAGCTCCCACCTCTCGAAACGCTGCTGCGAGGCTCTGCTGGACGTATTGTTGCCAGCTCGGCTCCACAGCAATGATCCGAGGCGCCTTGAGCGTCTTAGGGACTGAGACCACCTTGACAGGCAGCTCGTCCCGCGGATGTAGAGATTGGACCTCATCAGCCACCGCATGATAGCGGTGAGAAGGGAGAACGAACTCGAGCAGAGGAAACACTCGATCGAGACGCTGTGGCCATGAGCGCACGTTGTAACGTGCATTTGCCGTGAGCCGATCAGCGACCGCTCCAGGTCCGTGGCCGGGTGTAAGGCAGCCTTCGTAGACTGCCTGATCCACCTGGGAAAATACCGAGCCGAACAGCGCTCGGGACATGGATGTGAACTCCTTGCGGAGGACCACGTCCGTCCCATGGTTACCGACCTCCCTATCAGTTTCGACGTACTGACGGAACGCCCGGGCCTCGCGGCTCGGGGAGCATGGCAGCAGGATCTTCCGGAACAGGTTTGTGACCTGCCGGACAGCCTGAATAGCCATGACCGACGGTGCGTCGATCAGTCGACCATCAGTCGGGTCGAACACAAGACGAAGGAAACCTGAGAGGAATCTCGGGAGACCTCGGTGCCGCCGGAATCCGGCGAACATTGCGTCGTCTACCTGCCCTGCGTCTAGGCTTCTCTCGAAGTCATCGGCGAAGCGGGCAAGGGTCAGCGTGAAGAAGCTGAACCCCTCGTGTTCGAACCGCACCGCGGCTGTTTTGCAGTCGCGGAGGGTGCTAGTGCCACACAGGGTCCCGGCTTCAGCCAGGACCTTCTGCCACAGCGCGATCAGGCTTTTCATCGATCCTCCTATGAAGGGGGTTGTCGAATCCTCAGCTCAGATCGCTGACCAGGCGCCGCAGATGCGGCGTCAGGCTTCACCACCGAGAAGCTGCGTGACCTTGGCACCGGTGCTGGCGTCCAGCCAGTCAACCAGGCCGTCGACGAGGTACTTCACCTCGGCCGACGTGTAGCCCGAAACGGGCTGGTCAACGACCAGGTACGCGCGCGCGTAGAACAGTTGGTTCTGCGCGGGCACGAGCGGGTCGGCAGCCGTCTTCGACTGAGAGAACTCGACCAGGCGACGCGTACGCCTACCGTAGGTGTGCGCGACCTTGAATGAGTTCAGACCGTCCGCGGAGCGGAAGGTCCCCATGTTCTCGCCCATCCCCGTACGGGGAAGGACGATGGGAGCAGCGTTGACAGTGATGGTGGGATCAGCGAACATGAGCAGCGCTTCTCTTTCATTGAGAGGAGTGCGGACTGAGGGTGGCCCAGTCCGGCTACGACCGTAGTCGCAGACTGTCAGGAGCCTTAGTCATACCAAGAGCTCCCAGGATCGCCCAGCGCCGGGCTGAGAAGCCCGGCACTGAAACTCCGAAACCGTACGGTGTCGCCCGATAGCGGGCCTTCCGCTCACGCCATGTGCGTATATGCGGAACGAGCCGTGGTCCCTCTGTAAGGGGGGTCACGACCCGCGTCGACACGAGGTCCCATTCTGCGCGTTGATGTACGCAGAGGTACCCGTAGCGCAACACCATGCTGTCGCTGGAAAGCGATTCGGCGTTAGTGAGAACATCACCGACGTCCGCAAACCAGTCGATCAGCCAGGACCATCTGGTCAGCTCCCAGAAGTC